CAAAAAGATAGTTTGAATTTTGTGCAAACAATAACCTATGAATATATCTAATTACTATTGGTATTTTAGTGGTGTGTTAACACCGAGATTTTGTGATGATGTTATAGCTTATGCTAATAAACAAAAAGAAGTTATGGCTAGAACAGGTGGTTATGGTGATAAAAAATTAAAAGAAGATGAAATCAAAAATATGCAACGTAAAAGAAAGTCTGATTTGGTATGGCTCAATGATACATGGATATATAAGGAATTACATCCATATGTACATAAAGCAAACGAAATGGCTGGTTGGAATTTTGAGTGGGACAGAAGTGAATCCTGTCAATTTACAAAATATAAACTAAATCAATATTACGATTGGCATTGTGATAGTTGGGATAAACCCTATGATAAACCGGATACACCTGAACATGGTAAAATTAGAAAACTATCTATGACCTGTCAATTAACAGATGGTTCAGAATATCAAGGTGGTGAATTAGAGTTTGATTTTAGAAACTATGATCCACATATGCGAGACGAATCAAAACACAGAATACAATGTAAAGAGATATTACCAAAAGGATCTATTATTGTATTTCCTTCATTTGTGTGGCATAGAGTTAAACCAGTAACATCAGGCACAAGATATAGTCTTGTAGTATGGCATTTAGGGAGGCCTTTTAAATAATGTTTATAAATAGTTATTTTCCAACTGTAATATGGAGTGAAGAAAAACCAGAGTTTGTAAAATCTTTAAACAAAGCGAGTAACAAATATATTAGTGATGCTCGTAAGAGAGAAAAAGAATTTATAAAAAAAAATGGTGACTTTGGAAGATCATATCATTCAACACCACTTACAAATGATAATGATTTTTTAGATTTTAGAAATTATATCGGTCAAAAGTCTTGGGAGTATCTAGATCACCAGGGTTATGACATGCAACAGTACACAACTATGTTTAGTGAGTTGTGGGTACAAGAGTTTGCTAAAAAAGGTGGTGGACATCACTCTGCTCATATACATTGGAATCAACATGTATCGGGTTTCTATTTTTTAAAATGTAGTGATAAAACTTCTTATCCAGTATTTCATGAACCAAAGACTGGTGCAAGATGTACAAAATTAAAAACTAAACCAAACTTAAAAGGTGTATGGCCAGGTCACGAACAATTTCATCTTAAACCTAAACCAGGAACATTAATTATATTTCCAGGTTATCTAGAACATGAATATGCAGTGGATTTTGGTATAGAACCATTTAGATTTATACATTGGAATATACAGGCTGTTCCTAAAGAGATGGCAAAAGATGTTTAAGAAAAAAAAATATACAATTATTAAACAAGCCATATCAAAAGACCTAGCAGTTTTTATTGCAAATTATTTTAGAATGCAGAAACAGGTCTATGACACCTGTCGTCAAGCCAAATACTTCTCACCATTTGAGAACATAATAGGTCACTACGAAGGAGCTAATGAACAGATCCCTGGCACTTATTCTCAATATGCAAACATGGCCATGGAGACTTTGATGTTAAAATGTCAACCGATAATGGAGAAGGCTACAGGATTAAAATTAGATCCAAATTATACTTATGCAAGAATATATAAAAAAGGTGATGAACTTAAAAGACACAAGGATAGATTCTCCTGTGAGATATCTACGACCATGAATCTTGGTGGTGATGATTGGCCAATATATCTGAGCCCAAATGAAAATGTTGGTGCGCCAGACGGTAAGAATATTACGACTGCTAGTAAAGCAAAAGGTGTTAGGGTAGATCTAAAACCTGGAGATATGTTGGTTTATAGGGGTATAGAATTAGAACATTGGAGAGAAAAGTTTAAAGGTAAAGAATGCGTACAGGTTTTTCTGCATTATAACAATCGTAAAACCCCAGGAGCGAAGGATAACATGTTTGACAAACGTCCACATTTAGGTCTTCCTTCCTGGTTCAAACGATGATATAATCCTTAGATGGAGGCAGGGCACCACCACATACCCCCTGTCTCCTTTTAAGGAATTTTATGAGTTTAGGATTTGACGCAATATCAGCATTACCATTTGCTACATCGGGACCAGACGGTGATGTAGCTGTAGTCGTAACAGGCAATAGTTTATCCATCACAATCGGTAGTGTAGGTATTATCGCAGATGCTGTTACAGAAAATCTAACGGCAAACCAGGTAACATTAGGCACAGGCACGTTAACAATCACTGCTGACGCTAATCATACGGTCACAGGAAATGCCGTATCTTTAGGATTAGGTGCATTTACTATCAATATAGATACCAACGTAACCCCTTCTGGAAACTCGTTGACCTTAGCTACAGGAAATGTTACAATTAGCGCTGACGCGAATGTAAGTCCTACAGGTTCAGGTCTAACACTAGACACCGTAGAACCAGGGGTTATTACGTGGAACGATATTATACCAGGAGCAACAATGGTTTGGACACCAATAAAACCGTACTAATATGGCATCAACATTTTCAACAGATTTATCATTAGAACTCGTAG